CCGTCATAAAGTTTGACCCCCATAAGCTAAAGAAGGAAAGGTTGCCACACCTTTCTGGCTATGTCGTTCACCAGCTTTACCTAATTGCCCGAAGGCTAACGACGTTGGCCATTGCCGTTGCCATTGCCATTGCCGTTCTTCCCATTCTTTTTCTTCGGGCCCACGAAACCCGATTCACCGTAAATTGACCTTCCTGAGTAAGGATCATCAATAACGACATTACGACCATAGGCGCCGGCTCTGTTTGCTAAACTTTGCATGGCTCCATTCACCGCCCCACCGAGCAGTGATTTTCCTACGGACGTTACACCACGAATGAGCATACCGAGTAGGCCTGCATCATTAAACTTGGCTTCAAAAGAATGAGGAATACACGGTGCAATCTGCTTCTCAAGTGAGAGAGCTCCTGCATCATGTGGACACGGGGCTTGTTTGTTCGCCGCCCACGGCGAATCACCAGGTACATTGACTTCCCAATATGATCGATGCTTCATGTGAACCGAGGCAACAGAACTCATACCATCAATGTGGGTTACAGTCCATCCAAGGCTGACGTCGAAGCCGTCATATTTCAGTGTCTGATTACTGAAGGATGTTCCACCTTGAGCATTCTGATACTGTGATGCCATGTGAAAATTGGCTGTCAGATTTCCTGAATCAGCTCTGAAGATGGGACGAACGTCCTCTACTTCATTCCACATGTGAGACCCGTTCCAATGCCGCTGCATATCATAAGAACCCGTCTTAATGATATCTTGACGACAATTCAAATCCTGTTGTGGCAGGATATTGAAATCGGCCGGGGGGGAAACCGTGAACCTAGCTGGAAGCACGTCCTGGATTGGAAATTCCAATGTATCAGGGTCAATCGTGATAATCTTCGCACTAGACTCAGTACCTACCTGTCCTGACACCATACGTCCTTGAGTTGCTGTGGCAGGAGCATTCAAGTGAAGCGTTCTGCCCTTACTAACAAATCGGAATTTACGGATGGTGCGCCACCCAGGTGCATCGGCACTAAAATTGAAAGAGCCAAATACAGCTGGTTTGAGTACAGACACCTCGAAAAGAGCCTTCTCATAACGGAATGCAAGTCGACCAACTCCATTGGGTTGGATGAACTCTTCCAAGTATCTCACTGGACGGTACCAGCTGGGATACAAGGTCGGCCCGTTGGCTTCGGACTGGTCAAGCCCATTAAGGTATTGTCTGACTTGCGCCTGGGTCGGTGGGCCCACTGCATCATCATATCGAATGAGGATTTGTTGCGCAAGAAGATATGGAGTGTCATAAATCATGAGTCCCCATGTCCCCTCGGGAGACAAGTCAGAAGGAGAAGTTAATACCAGATCATCACGGAGACGTAGTAGAACGATATCCACCTCGCTTCCATCTGGTATACCTTTAAAATCGACTGGCAGGTTTTCACCGCAAGGATCAATAGCCACCCTCAGGTAGGCTGCGCCTGCTGCAGTTGCAGGACGGGCTGTACAGCTTGAAAAGTCGCAATTCATGTGTACAACACGGCCCTAGCGAGTCGATTTTCTATTGCATGTTGTTCATCAACAGATATACCCCAAGCTATAGCAAACGAAGCTCTAGTTTCAGGACAGGGATATTCAAACCTATTGGTAAACCTGTCTATCTTAATCCGATAGTCAAGCTCCCAAGGCTTAAACCTTCCACCAAAGCCCAAAGACCGGAACCGTTTGGCAAAACTTGAGATAATTGGCATGAACGATGAGGCCAAGCCTTCGCCGATGCCGACAGTCCAGAGAAAATCTTTCATGTCTTTGCACTGACCGAGTCTGACATTCATCCTACTAATAGCCCGCGTTGGATTTCGGCACATAACCCAGCCAATGCGTGTCTTCACTGGTCGGGACTGACAGAATTCAACTTGCTCAAATAAGTCAGTAACCTCATGTTTGGTATTCATCCCACATTTTGTGAAGTCGAATCTTGATTCAACTCCAGCTTCTGTGAAGACTACAGAATCATCGCCGTCGACTATGATGTATGACTTTGGATAACATGCTCTAAGTATGCAGTAGTTAATGAGACTATTGCCTAGAGACGTGTTAGCATCGCCTGAACATCGTCTAAACGGAAACGTATACTTTATGCCATTCTGAGATATAAACTTATTATCTGACTGAAATGAATACAACCAATCCAGAGTGTCACAGTCAAAGATTTTAACCATCATGTAACGCTCCAGTAATTGGTGAAATTCATTGACCATCGAGTCAAACTTTGAATGGTCAATCAGATGAGCTACGGGGTTCTTGAAGTTGTCCCACATGCGTCGAAGAATCTTGCCCTTCTGCAGAGCATTAAGACCTTTTGACACAAAAGGGAAACCACCATTGTTTTCAAGGCTGAAGGTGTCCTTGAACTTGATTGCCTCCTCCATGACTATGGTGTACCTTGCTAGAGATAAAGTGTACTCACTAGACCGATATTGTATCAATCTGGGTATAGCCTCGGTGTGCTTGATCGGGTGCTTTTCAAATTTGATGAAAGACTTCCCAATCTTGTTTACCAACTCCTTATCCCTTACGTTACGGTATCTCTTCTTCATTCTTGCTGGCCTAGAGAAAATGACCTCGTCTTTAGTCAGCCTTTGAAGTCCCATATGTCGCAATCTGGTGATTATTTCTTCAGCAACTTCAATCATTGCCACAATTTCTTGCTCGCCACAAGACAATTGCTTTACAACATGCCGATTCACTATCGAATCATACTCATTGCAAACGCATCGGTGGAATGCCGCAACGTCGTCTGCCCCAAACTTAAACAGTTTCTTCATTCTCCGTGAATGATGACACTGGATTGGTTCAACTTGCAGATCTAAGTCGTGGCGTATTTTGGTCAATCTCTTAATACAGAATCTTCCAAAATCATTATCCGGTAGCCAAGTGACTACCCCAGCCGCGATTGGTCGATTTTCTCGCCCTTGAACCACACCCTTACAGATGGGCTCCAGCCAATTCGTTGGAACAACCTTCTTTGTCTTGGTAAGATAAGAGGCTCCAATGGCTTGCGGGTGGACCGAAGCGTCCAGTTTTTTCGGTTGGTCTTAAGGATTGCTGATGTCAACCCTAAAGCTACCTTCTCACTAGGCCCCACTTGCATAGCCATAGCTACAGAACCTATCCTCACTTGGTCTACCCAAGTGGGGTGGATCTTGAGTTGGTCAACCATCTTTGTCTTACTTACTCGCAGAAGTGTAGACTTAAGTTCACCATCCCGCTCTATTCCTGAAGCGTACATCCTAAGATGAGCAGTCAAGGAAGGGCTATGAGTAAAGAACTTCCTCTTTCCAAATATGAAAAGAAAGGATTCGTTGTATTCAACCACTTCGGGTTTACACCACTGTCCTTTCTCGCAACATTCATATGAGGCATTAAAAAGAGTAGTTCGAGCCGAGCTGAAGGGACATTCATGCTCTAGATTTCGTCCCGACTCAGATCCTCCGACATTACTGTCTCGAGAATCGGATTCGTTATCAGAGCTTCCACTGTCATCGGTTGACCCGATGGAAGTGGTACTTTGTCCCAACCGACTGGGCGAGGTTTCCTCTGAGGTAAGGGAGGGGCTTGACGCTGTTCTCCTTCCTCTAGAGGAATTTGATTCTCTGTTGTAGTCCCAGAAGTAACCGTCAGAGTCTTGTTCGTCCGGATCTCCTTCGGAGTCTGAACTTTCTTCGACCTGACTTTCATCAGTGAGTTCTCGATCAGAGCCGTCGAGTAGGCTGCATCTTGAATCGTCACTATATCTTCCGGAAGAATCCGAGAATCGGCCTCCATTGCCACCAAGCCAAAGACCGTACTCCACAGAGGATTGTGAACTTGTACTCGTGGTACTGTCCACCTCATCGGATACGTCCTTAGTTGACTCGGCTTGTTCCACCTCATGTTTAGACGACGTGGCATCAACTTCCGCAAATCGTTGATCATCTGTTTGGCAACTTTGATCAACTTTTGCTTCTCGGGCTGAGAGGCATTTCGAAAATCCGCATTGGCTTTCCCAAACGCTTCGCGAATTTTCTCCCGTATCTCACTCTTTGATGTTAGAGATTCGAATACGGACTTGGATTGGCTCTCAGAAATATCATCAGGAGCTTTACCCTTTAGATTGGGTTGTTCCGTGATAACGGGATTCCCTTTTGGAATAGGAGGTGAAGCAGGGCCATCTTTCTTTGAAGCATTGACCTTGGCTGCCTGGAATTGTAATTCAACTTTAAAGTCGCTCATACATTTATTCGACAAACAAACCACTGCTGTTGTATATCCCGTCTTTCTGATAGACGTTCCATTATTGCCCTTGTACTTCGTGGGTACCTTTTCCCAACCAGAGTTGACTATGACTTTCCCATTGCATCCAATGCATCTCAATTTTGACATGAGTGAATTTTGAGCTTTGGGTACAGCCGTGCCCTCAGGCGCTACGAAGTACTCGGAGCCGCCACGATAGTACTGATCAACCCATTGAACTGGTTTTGACCTCTTTCGTGGCGCCTTCTGTAGGGGCTGGTCTGTCTTTGGCTTTTCAGCCTTGACTACCTTTGCCGGCTTCTTGACCTTTTGAACTCCTTTGCGCTGTCCTTTTGCTTCAGTGACTTTTGAGCTTGGCTCACCGCGTTTGTTAGCGATGTACTTTTGCTTATCCTTATT